CGAGTTCCTGCAAGCTGGTTGTGGTGAACAGTATCGTAAGGCTTGGTGGTCATCTGGTCTGTACACACCTGAGAACATCTATGCCACAGAAGAACGCTTCCTAGAACTACTGCATGATACCCCAGAGCATAGCTATATCCCTACAGGTATAGAAGCACTAGACGATAAGATTCTGGGCCTTATGCAAGGACACTTCACAGTTATCAAAGCCCCTACAGGCATTGGTAAATCAGAGTTCATGCGTTATCTGGAATACAACTTCATCTCTAAGCACCCAGAAGTACGCTTTGCTACATGGCACTTGGAAGAGACTAAGCTACGCTCTTTGCTTGGTGTGGTTTCATACTACCTCAAGGACGATCTGACCCGTAAGGATTTGATTGCCAAGAAGGACCGTATGCAGGACGTAGAGGCTGCTATCAAGCATATCGTCCAGAACACAGGCTATATGCAGTTCCACCTTGATGATGCTGATGCTGAGACGCTGGTTGATCAGATCAGGGTTCTAACGCAAGTCTATGGATGCCAGTATGTCTTCTTCGAGCCTATCCAAGATGTGGTTACGATCTCTAATGACGATAGCAAAGAAGCATTACTTGCCGATTTGTCTGTCCGCCTGTCTAAACTTGCTGCCGACCTCAATGTTGGGATCGTTACTATTGGACATACTAATGACAATGGTGACTTCAAGTATTGTCGGATGATTGGTCAACGTGCCTCTGTTATCATTGACCTTGAACGTGACAAAGATGCAGACAACATGGTTGACAGGAACACCACAAGACTGATAGTAAAGAAGAACCGTCCTTGTGGCCTAGAGGGTCTAGCAGGGGAACTGATGTTTAGTGGTGAGACGTTCACCCTTAGTGAGAAAGGAAGCTGGGAATGAAACTGTGGCTAATTAGTCAATCTTGGATGAGTGGGTATGACACTTATGACAGTGCTGTCGTTGCTGCTGAGACAGAAGAGGAAGCGAAGACCACACACCCCACTAAAGACCTCTTCTGGGATGGGGATGATTGGTGTTACAAGACATGGGATGGGGTTAAGGTCATATCTTACCACGGTTCTTGGGCAGAACCCCACCATGTTCAAGTAGAATACCTTGGTGAAACTGATCGTGACATCAAGGGTGTGGTTCTAGCGTCATTTAATGCAGGGTGAAAGAATGAAGATAATCGTCCTAGACAGTGAAAGCGATGGTCTGTGGGAAGATGCCACCAAAATCCATGTCCTGTCTTGGACATCTGATGGTGAGTTCTATCAGTCCACTAATGACTACGATGTAATGCGATATGTCTTGTCTGCACCAGATACCAAGTTTGTCGCACACAATGCTATCCGCCATGACTTGCCTTTGTTCAACAAGGTTCTTGGTACTAACCTGACCTACAAGAACTTTGTTGATACCCTACCACTATCTTGGTATCTGAACTTCAATCGCCCTAAGCATGGCATTGAAAGTTATGGCATCGACTATGGCATACCTAAGCCTGTTGTGGAAGATTGGGATAGCCTAACCTACGAAGAGTATAAGCATCGCTGCGAAGAAGACGTAAAGATCAACTGGCGTCTTTGGAAAGAACTGCAAGCAAAGATGTTCCTGCTGTATGGTGATATGCCAAAGGCTTACCTGTTCATTGAATACCTTGGCTTCAAGATGGATACTGCACGAGAACAGGAATTGACCAAAGTCCGTCTTGACCTCGACCTATGCCAGACCTCCTATGATACTTTGCTACAGCAGAAAGAAGAGAAGACTGTAGAACTTGCCAAGGCCATGCCTAAGAAGCCTGTCTATAAGGAAGTGAACGAACCAGCCAGCCTATACAAGAAGGATGGTTCTTTGTCTGTGGCAGGAAAGAAGTGGCTGGATACTCTGGTCATGCTAAAGCTGCCACACACCACTAGGGGAATGGTCAATGTCCTAGACAAGATCGAAGATGGCAACCCTAGCAGTTCTGATCAGGTCAAGGAGTGGTTGTATAACCTTGGATGGAAGCCTCAGACATTCAAGTATGTCAAAGACAAGGCTACAGGCAAGGAACGCATGATCCCACAGGTTCGTGATGAAGGCGAACTCTGCGAGAGTGTGATTGATCTAATCGACAAAGACCCCGCCGTGGGAATTTTGGAAGGTCTAACTGTTATCAGTCACCGTCTGGCTATCTTTAAGTCGTTCCTAGAATGCCACAAAGATGGTTGGTTGAAGGCAGAGATCGCTGGACTTACTAACACACTGCGCTTCAAACACTCTAAACCCCTAGTCAACCTACCTAGCATTGACAAGCCTTGGGGCAAGGAAATCCGTGGTTGCTTACTACCACCAGAGGGCTATGTCTGGGCTGGCTCTGATATGGTTAGCCTAGAGGATACTACCAAACGTCACTACATGAAGCCTCTGGACCCTAAGTATGTGGATGAGATGTCTAAGGAAGGCTTTGACCCCCACCTTAATCTTGCACTGTTTGCTGGTGTGGTAACGCAAGAACAGATCGACAAATACAACGAAGGGAAACTTGATCTTAAGCCCCTCCGTAAGAAGTTCAAGGCTGCTAACTATTCCTGTATCTATGGCGTAGGTAAAGCTAAGTTGGCTAGAGGTCTAGACATCCCTGTGAAGGAAGCAGAGACGTTGATTGAGGCTTATTGGAAGCGTAACTGGTCCATCAAGCGTGTCTCTGAAAGCCAGAAGATCAAGGTTATGAAAGATACTATGTGGCTACAGAATCCTGTGTCTGGCTTCTGGCATAACCTTCGTAGCGAGAAAGATGCCTTCTCTACCCTTAACCAAAGTACAGGCGTCTTCTGCTTTGACACTTGGCTTTACTTTACTAGAACTCTTGGACTTCCTGTGGCATTCCAGTTCCATGACGAACAGGGTGTCCCTGTCAAGAAAGGTGAAGAGAAGATGGCTAAGGAAATCCTCAAGGATGCCATTGGCTATGTGAACAAGAAGTTGAAACTCAATGTTCTGCTGGACGTTGATGTCCAGTTTGGCGATAACTATGGAAAGGTACACTGATGGTTAAGGCAAGAGAAGTAACAAAGGAAGAAGAAGATTGGATAAAAGATAATCTTAATTATGATCCTGATACTGGTCATTTGTGGTGGACTAAGCGGGGCAGCGGGAGACAAACTGATAGGCCAGTAGGCACTCTTGATCATCATGGTTATGTTCGGGTAAGTTCTTCGCGGCAGGGTATCAAAAAACAAAAAAAATATGTGGTACACCGTCTGGCTTGGTTTCTTTATTATGGAGTGTGGCCCAAAGATCAAATTGACCATATCAACAATGTTAGGGACGATAACCGTATTGTAAATCTCAGGGAAGCAACAGCTTCAGAAAATCATGGTAACAGGAAGTTTTTTGAGGGTGGCTCTTCAAAATATAAAGGGGTGCATTGGTATAAACAAACTTGTAAATGGCACGCACAAATTAGGATAAACTATAAAAAAATTCACCTTGGCTCCTATGATAACGAAAAAGAAGCAGCCTTGGCCTACAACAAAGCTGCCTTAGAAACTTTCGGGGAGTTTGCCAAAATAAATATCATCGAACCCCTTGACACGGGCATCACCAACACCTATATCAGTTCTTCTAGCGGGGAACTTACCTGCTAGACTACTAAAATCCCGACAACATTCTAGCCACACATGGTTAGATAACATCATAGGAATACAGAGAAAATGACTAAATATACTGAAGTTACAACAACTGGTCCGATTGAGTGGGCGCGTATCTTTGAAGACAATCGGGATATGCAGGGATACGAGGGTATGTATGCCGAATGCGATGGCGCATACACTATGGTCCAAGTCTTGGATAAAGCCCAGTTCGAGAAGCTGAAGAAGGCTGGTTCTCAGAAGAAGCCAATCGGAAAGCGTTTGATGGATGGTGTGATTGCAATCAAGTTTGAACGTAAACATTTGGTGAAGACCCCTGATGGCAATGCTATTGAAAAAGCTGGTGGCGCTCCTAAAGTGGTTAATGCTGCTGGTGTTGTTTGGGATGCTGACGTTGATGGTCTTATTGGCAACGGTTCCATTGCTGAAGTTACTAACCTTCTAACCTCGTTCAAAGGCAAAGATGGCACTAACATCTGCCGCACTACTCTGACTAAGGTCAAGATCATTGACCATGTAGTCTATCAACGTGAAGAGGAAGCAGCGTAATGGATTTCACACTTATCGCAGACGATGGTAAACGCCGCATCACTATTGCCCATGATGAACTGGACTATCTGCCTGACGTTATGGAAGTCTTGTTGAACTTCCTTCAGGCTTGTGGCTACACCTATGTCAGCAAACTTGGTGTGGTTCAAAGTGATAGTACGGAGCGTTGGACTGAATGACAACAATCAACGCTAAACTTGTGGCCCTCACCCAACCAACTATCGGGGTGGGGGCTGGTAGTGCAGAAGGTCTTGTGGCTTACTGTGCTAAGGTATCAAACCCTGCAAACCAAGATAGCCCTGACTATGAGAAGTTGTTAGCCTACTGTGTTCGTAACAAGCACTGGTCAGTGTTCGAGATGGCTAATGCTGTCGTTGAAGTAGAAGCACCACGAGACATTACCCGACAACTGTTACGTCATCGTAGCTTCTCTTTCCAAGAGTTCAGTCAACGATACTCTGATCAGATTGAGTTTACTGATCGTGAACTTCGTCGCCAAGACAGTAAGAACCGTCAAAACTCTGTTGATGACTTTAGTGAAGAAGATAAGGCCAATTTCAAAGGTGGTGTAGAGGCAACTGCCAGAGAGTTGGGGGTTGTTTATAGGGGTCTTTTAGCGATTGGTGCAGCTAAAGAGTGCGCCCGTGTAATCCTTCCCGAAGGGCTTACGATGTCTCGCCTATACGTCAATGGCACACTACGCTCTTGGATTCACTATCTTGATGTGCGTGATGATGAGGGTGTTACGCAATGGGAACACGTTGTCCTTGCCCGTAAGATCAAGGAAGTCTTGCTGCCAGCTTTCCCAACTGTCTTTGGTCTATTGAATGGTGACACATGAAACTTCTAATCGACATGGACATTATCGTCTACCATGCAGCACTATCTTCTGGTGGCGATAGTCTATCTGGTGTGGTTGATAAGCTAAACGACATCATGGAAAGCATCCTTGCTGCTACTGAGGTTCCCTGTGAGTATCAAGGGTATCTAACTGGAACAGATAACTTCAGGCATGAATTGTCAGACATCTACAAGGCTCACCGCCCAAAGGATAAGCCCCTCTACTATAAGTTTGCCCGACAGTACCTCATCGACAACTGGGGTGCTATCGTAGTGGATGGGCAAGAGGCAGATGATGCTATCGCTATTGAAGCCACAAGACTAGGCTTTGACAATGTTATCATCGTATCCATCGACAAAGACTTTAAGCAACTGCCCTGTCTGATCTACAACTATCAGAAGGATACTTGGCATCAGTCGGATGAGTGGCAAGCATCTGTCAACTTCTACACTCAAATCCTCGTTGGTGATGCCTCAGATAACATCAAGGGTGTTGTTGGGGTAGGTCCAGTAAAGGCAGCTAAACTCTTGCTTGATTGTAAGACTGAGCAAGACCTGTACCAGACCTGTCTTAAAGCCTACGAAGGCAACACTGAAGAAGTCCTAAAGAGTGGGAGATTGCTATGGCTACGTCGAGAAGAGGGCCAAATGTGGGAACCCCCAAATCTCTAGGGTATCGTTCAGGTCTTGAAGTAAAGGTAGCCAAACAACTTGAAGAAGCTGGTGTCAAGGCTGAGTATGAAACCACAAAGATCAAGTATCGTGTGGAAGAAGATCGAACCTATACGCCAGACTTCATTTTGCCTAATGGTGTTGTGGTTGAGACTAAAGGTAGGTTTGTCTTGGATGACAGAAAGAAGCACCTACTGGTTAAGTCTCAACACCCACATCTTGACATACGATTTGTCTTTACTAACTCTAAGACTAAGATTAGGAAGGGTTCACCCACTAGCTATGCCGATTGGTGTAACAAGAACGGGTTTACCTTCTCCGATAAACTTATACCGAAGGAGTGGCTAAATGAGTAAAGTTATCGAATTAGATAACGACATCATCATCTGGGGTGTTGTGGTTGGACCATTTGCAAGCCAAGACCTTCCTGATTGGGAGTATGGTGAGGATGGTTGGATGCTAGTCTGCCAAGTAGAGAACTCTTATGGTGGCCTAGAAGTGCAGGAACTTCCTTTCCATACCTTTGATGATGCCTATGAAGTCGTGCAGTACTTCCGTCATGGTCGTGCGCCATATGTGCTAGAGGTTTTAAAAGAATGAGCAAGACAGCGATTGTCTTTACTTGTGGTCATGCGAAGCCAGAGGTATCAAACGAACGGTACAGTTGGCTTGGTAGCCTGATTGAAGACGTTAAGCCAGACTATGTGGTTGACTT